GATATGGGCAGGTTTTGCGACTGTGTGTTTCGTCGCAGTCGCAGGCCTTCAGTATCGATATAATCGCGCTGGCTTCTAGTGGTGTAGCACTGGCAATATTTCCCATGTGCCAGGATTTCCATGTTGGAACGGGGCCGCGCCACTTGTCCACATAGCAGGGTATAGATGATTCGCCGGATGCTTTAAGCTGTAGGGCGATGATGGGCCGGAGGAAACAGCTACCACAAACGCTTTCATCGTTGCCTGTGATAACAGCATCCGTCGGTGATTCATCACGATATAGGATGTAAACCTGTGCCATGTCCAGTGTCTTACCGTTGACGGATCGTTGATCCCTTCCGGTGACTATTACCAGGATGTCAGCGGTATCCTGGACATTAGGCCCATCGTAGATAAGCAGGGAATTTTTGTTCATAGCTATGAACCCTTCTCAGCCAGTATTGCCCGGATAGCCTCTTGGCCTATCATTTGGATGAACTTCACTTGTGCCTGTTGTGCTGTCATGTATGGCCTCGTTTCCCTTGTCTAGTCTCAACGTTTCACTGCAACGCTGGATAGAGTGGTCAACGTGAGGTTGACCACTCGACCAGGGTTGAAGCTATGCTCCGATTTGAGGTGCTTCGTAGTGCGTCATGTTGTGTAGGTAAATGCTCTCGTACACTGTCCAGTAAGGGCGCTCCAAATCTCTTATAAGGATCATTGTTGCGATTGTCTCCCCGCAGGTGTTGCATTCCATCGTGTAGTTCATATCCTCAAACTGGCTCGCCTTGTCCTCCTGGATTTCTTCGTCTGTCCATGTGCCACTCTCTATCGTCATGTCTGGCCTCCTACTGCTAATCTATAGGCATGGTACTACTACTATCACGATTAGTCAATACCTACAAGGGAGCAATTTCGGACGAGTTTGTCTTCCCTCTCTCTCTCCTATATCAGCAAGATATATAAGGGATAGGGATCAGCTCTCAAGGATAGGGATCATAGGGATCAAGAGGTATCGGTTCCCTCCCTTGCGTTTAACGTCTAGCGCGGGAAGTCTCCTGCTGGCCCTGTCTCCGGTGGCACTCGGTATCCTGGCCGGCCCGAGGTGTGGTACTCCTGGCTCTGGCGCTTTCCTAGGCCTGGTATGTCCAGCTCTCCACTGTCCCCGGTACTGTCCCCGTCCCTGTCCCTATCCTTAGAGATGTATGGGCGCTTAGTGCCTGCTAGTGCCTGGGCCATGCCTGGGCTTAGGCGATTGCATAAGGAACCTGCGTCCCCGGGGAGGGGGAGCCCGCCTGCCAGGGGGTGGGTCCGTATACAAGAAACCCTCTCTCGTCGCGTTCCAAAAAATTTACAAAAAATTAACTAAAGTTATTTTGGTGATGTAGGGATAGGGGGGGAGAGTATGAGAGGGGGGGGGATGAGTTGGGGCATTGGTAATGTCCCTATACTTTTTGAGTAAAGGGTGTTTAGGGGTTAATTCGTTTCTTTCGTTTAATTCGTACTCTAGTGGTTGATCGAAACTGATGTCTATTTGTACGTTAAGACCCCCTGATTTGCGTATTGCTGATGGTTAGGATGGGTTATGGTGTATACTGCACACACTGAGAGGGTAGGGGGTATAAGAGATGGCTATTAGAGATACGTTAGGTGATCTGATTAGCGAGGAATACTTAGACGTGACGATGGGTGATGTTCTTCTTTGCCCGCTATGCTTGAAGGACTATCCTGATGGACGGGGTATGTGGTTACACCAGACTGGGGTAGAAGCGTTCTTTAGAGACGAATACGCAGAGAAGGGTGTCCACGGGTATATCGCTGACACAAGATCGTTTATCACTACACACGGGGACTGCGGGAATTTTTCACTGAACCCCAGTTCCCGGCGTGATGGACTGATTATATATTTCTTTTGCGAGTGGTGCTCCGGGTACGGGGAACCCGAACAAGGAGATGAGAACAAACCCATCGTTACATTGGAGTTGCATATTTCCCAGCACAAAGGGGTTACGATGATGGGATGGCTTGTTAAGCAGTATCGTAGCCGTCTTAATGCAGAACTGGAACCTCTATTGAGAGGGGAATAAGAAAGATGAAAATGGATAATATAGGGGAGAAGGATGGGTATCAGTTGTCTACAGAGGCGTGGCAATCGGTTTTCCTGAGTTCTTTTAGGCAGTGTGGGAATATTACCAAGTCTTCGGAGGCTGCCGAGGTGACAAGGCAGGCTGTGTTTTATGCTCATAAGAGAGACCCTGATTTCAGGGCGCTGTATGAGGAGGCTAAGGAGGAGTCTATAGAGCGGTTGGAGGATGTGGCGAGGAAGAGGGCGACGGAGAGTAGTGATAACCTGTTGATATTCTTGTTGAAGTCGATGAGGCCGGAGGTCTACAGGGAGATTGTTAGGAATGAGAATATCAATGTGAACATGAACGCTAATTTGGACCGGTTGGACCGCCAGTTGACGGATTCTCAGATTGATGAGTTGTTGGCGATCGTGGAGGCGAAACAGTTTGCCTTAGAAGGCAAGGTGGAGGATAAGTGAGCACAGGCGAGGAAACGGTTGAGGGGCTGGTTTCTCAGGCACATTCCCTACGCATCCTGAAGGCGCGCAGGGATTTTCCTTTTTATTGCGATTTCGTGCATGGAAGGCCGCTTTATGCTCATCAGCTAGTGTGGACAGAAGAGTTGCAGGCCGCCGGGGGCAAGACCCTTATCGTCGCACCCCCCGAGTCCCTGAAGTCCTCGACAGTGAGAATGTTCATTGAGTGGAGCATAGGACGAGACCCCGACCTCTGTGTCTTACTAGTGATGAATACAGCAACACAAGCAACGAGACAGGTCATGTCAGTCGCCGAGACTATCGAGAAGAGCGAAGTATATCACGAGGTATTCCCCGCTGTGATACCGAATAAGCCACGGGGATGGAGTCACGAGGCGATATTCGTAAGCAGGAGTAACGAGAGTCGCCCTGACCCTACGGTTTACGGGACGGGGATTGACGGGCCGTATCAGGGGTCTCATGTGGATATGCTTATCATTGATGACCCGACTGACCAGCAGGACGTTAGGAGTCAGGCGACGATGGCGTCGCAGAGGGATAGGATTCGGGGTGTCCTCCTTGACAGGCTGAACGAGGGGGGAAGGCTGTTCACGATTCTCACTCGGTGGGGTGAGGCTGATCTGATGAGGGACTTCATGGAGATGGGCCTTTCCGTTATCGAGAACCCTATCGAAGGCAGATATCCTTGGGGGAGACTGCTTTGCCCTGAGTTGTTCCCCGACGAGCGGATATCTAGGATAAAGATGGAGAAGGGGAGTGCACTATATCACCTGACGTACATGTGCGACCCCAGCGCAGCCAGCGGGAGCCTTGTCAAGAGAGAGTGGTGGAGGAGGTACGGGGATACACCGGAGGGGGAGCCCTCACAGATGATATTCTCGTGGGATTTGAGCGCGGGAAGGAACGAACGCAGCGATTTCACGGCCTACGGGGCCTGGGAAGTATACGAGAACGGGTATTACCTCGTCGATGCGGGCCACTGGCGCCTTACAATGGACGAGTTGATAAGGAAGATGGAGTTATTGTATGCTGTGCACCGACCAAGGTGGCTACTGGTGGAAGATGTAGGGACAAGCGTACCAGTGGTGGACTACATCAAGCAGCATACAAGGTTGCCGATAAAACCCGTGATACCAGGGCGTCTGGGCCGCAAAAGCGGCATAGTAAGAGACAAGGAGGCCCGTCTCAAGGGCATAGTCCACCTTGTCGAGGCCGGTAGGGTGTGGCTTCCTGCCACAGCACCGTGGGTAGAGGAGTTCATCGACGAGTGCGCGGCTTTCCCAGGGGGGCAGTACGATGACCAGGTTGACCAGATGACACAGGCACTGGAGTACATGGAGCTTCATGCGTCATCCAGGGCTATTGATATAAATAACCCTCCACGCTATCCTAGTTTCGCAGGGGGAGGGATGATGAGGCATACAGCAGAGTCAACTCCTTACCGGTACAGGAGGTTTTCTTAGACTATGGACGAAGAACAGCCCGAAGTACAGGATATCCTTGAGAAGAAGTCCCGCCTGGAGGAGGTCTGGTCGGGCGCACACGCTCAGTGGGAAGAGACCGACTCCCTGGTGCAGGGTGGGTACAATATATGGGGTAACGAGGAGGACAGGGCCACTCGCAGCACGATGAGGAGCAACCAGGCCCGGGTCATCATCGACCACACCTCAGACAACCTTCTCCCCTATAAGCCCCAGTGGCACAGGGACAGGATCGGGGATGCAGAGGACGCACAGGAGTCGGCAGATAAGGTCGAAGCATGGGTGGACGCGGTATGGTCCACCTCTTCACTAGACCAGTTGAGCATCCCCATGAAGATTCTGGGGCGTAATATGCTGAAGTATAACTACGGCGTCCTGGAGACGGTGTTCAACACCTCAGGGATGCCCAGGAGGCCCAAGGAAGGGGTCGATAACTTCAGTGCGAAGGAGAGGGAGTACGACGAACGGTCGTGGAACTTCAACCCCTTCGGACTCAGAGCCCCTCACCCCACCTCAATTCTCCTTCCATGCTACGAACGTAGACCTTCTTACGCGATTAAGAGGGAGAAGTGGGCGAACATTGATATCAAGACGGAACTCGACCACAAACGTGACCTAGACCACCCTTCCCTGGTGTCCGTTGACGACTATGACATGGGCAGTAACCCTATGGAACTCATAGATGTGGTGGAGTATTACTCCAGGGACTGGCACGCGATTATCGCCCCGGGAGGCCGTAAGGACGGCGACATGCTCCTCATTGAGGCAAACCCCCACAGGATAGTCCCCTTTGTACACGCTTACGGCGGTTTTGGAGACATGCCCTCTGGGGAGGACGGCACGGACCCTATGTATATGGCACAGGGGTTCCTCTGGTCTGTTAGAGACCTTATCAGGCTCCTAGACCAGGTGATAAGCGCCAAGGCAGAGCTTGAGATGAAGGCCGCATACGCCCCAATGGTAGCACCTGAGGAGATGCTGGAACGCATCTCCCAGCTTTTACAGGCCGGAGCCAACATGATACCGGGGGACGCTAGGGAGATAGGGTATATCCCCATTCAGCAGTTGCCTCAGTACCTCACCGACTTCCAGGACAGGATCGAAAGGCAGATAGTTGTTGCGACAATAAGCACCGTCGCCTTCGGGGAACGGCCTATTGGAGTGGATACCGTCGGCCAACACGCCATGATGCTACAGGTCAGCTTCAAACGGATGCTAGAGACGATGGAGCAGCTTTCCTTCATGGCCTCTGAGGTGGCAAGCACCTGGATGAGGATGCTTGCGGGATGGGACGCCTTTGTCGAAGAGTCCAAGGCAATAGATTTGGGTGGCAAGATAACGGTACGGGGTAAGGCTCTTAGGGCCGAGGACTTGCAGAAGAACTATCATATCGTGGCGACCTTCCCTCTTTCCGACGAGGCAGTCCGTATGCAGAGGACACAGCAGGGCGCCGCACTGGTCGCCCAAGGACTCAAGAGTAGGAAGAGGCACCTGGAGGAAGATCAGGGCGTGACCAATATCAGCGCAGAGGAAGACCAGATACTTACCGAGAACGTCCTCGGAGACCCTATCCTCATCACCGCGTTCGCAGAGAAGAAGAGACAGGAGTTGGGGGTACAGGAGCTATACGAGGAACAGATGAATAGGATGGCCGCGGAGAGACAGCAGGGGTTTGCTCAGACACAGGCCACTTCGGGGCTGCCTGGGGGCTCTCCGCCCGCGTTCGTCCCACCGGGAAGCCAAGAGGAGATGACCGTACAGGCCGCAGAGGGACAAGCCCTAGTGAGACCTCCCGCGGCTACCGTGGGTACGGCACAGATGAATGGATCAGGAGTGTAATATGCCAGTCATTAACCCGATAGACAAAATCCTTCTACCGATTAACGATAAGTTCAGCGTTGCAACCAAGAAGGCTAACGAGTCCAGGGCGGTGAAGTACGGGGA